TGAAATGCAGGACGCAGACGATTTCGCCGGCCTAACTTCGTCGCCAGGCCCGCTGTTTGAGTGGGCCGAGGGACCTTTCGCCCGCTCGCGGGTGCGGCCCTCTCCGGTCGAGGCGCTGGTGGCTGGACTGATCTGGCGTCACTGCGGCCGCCGCAACCCTATCTCGATCGCGGAGATACGGAGGCTCACGGCGAGCGCCGCACCGCCCCAGGGGCTGAGCGAGCGCAAGATCAAGGAGATCGTCGAGGATCTGCGCATCATACACCGCGCCGCGATCGGCTCGAAGCGCGATGATCCGCCGGGCTATTTTCGCATCATGGATGCAGAGGACCGCGAGGCGACGCTAGCCGCCTACCGCTCGCAGGTGGTGCGGATGTTCCAAGTTTTGCGCGCGCTCGATGAGCCGGCGCGCCTGCGCGAGCTGCTCGGGCAGCTCCGCCTCGAGGAGGAGGGCTGATGGGACGCATCGTGCTTATCACGCTGTCTGTCGACGGCAGCGAGGAAACGGTTTGCGGGGCGCTGAAAAGCGCCGCGGAAATCCTGAGCAATCTCGGTGAGCGGCGGGCGATAGCTGCCACGCCCGCAGCAGCGGCAGCAGCCGGCGATGGGGTCGGGCCCAAGCCGGCCGCAGCCGCCAGTCGGGACCCAAAAGAGCCGCGGCGCCCGAGCGGCGCCGCGGACAAGGAAGGGCCGGAAAGGCGCAGTGAGGCTATCGATCGAAAACGCGCTCGCGCGGGGGCCGGCATCGACGGCCGATCTCGCCGCCAAGATTCCAGCAGAGCGGCGGAAGGTCATCAAGATGCTATCGCAGCTCAGGTATCTCGGAGTCGCGCGGCGGCTGCCGCAGGGCCTATGGTGCCTCGCCTGACGTGCGCCGAGCGCGGCTGCGTGTGGCCGGTGGCCGGCCCGGCCCAGACGCTGTGCGGGTGGCATTTACGCGTGCGCAACCGCCCGCAGGAATTCCAGGGCGGGAGCACACTACAGCGATGAGAGCGGCCGAGCTGTGTCTGGAAAAAGGGTGCCCCTGGCCGGCTTCGCCCGGCGGCATCTGCCGCATCCACGCCCTTATGCGCGACGAGCCGCACTACTTCACCCGGGGGGGGGCCGCCTGGTCGCTGCCGCCGCAAGATAAAATCGATGTGGCCGCGCGCATCCGGCAGCGGCTTGACCGCGGCCCGGCGATCGAGTGGACGCCCCAACGCGTAGCACTGCTCCGGTGGGCCTGGAGCTCGCGATGGCCGCGCGGCGAAATCGCCCGGCGGGTGGTCGAGATCTCCGCCCGCACCGGCCTGCACCGCGCTGCCATCGAGAGTGCGGCGCGGCGCCTCGGCATCAGCGAACGGAGGCGCGCATGAACAGCCCGGTTCGCCTGCGTCTTTACCGCGCGCTGCATAGCGAAGCGGCGAAGCGGGGCCTCGATCACTCCGATCTGCATGAGATCTGCCGAGCGCGCTTCGGCGTCGATTCCATGCGGGCGGCCACCGATGCGCAGCTCCAACAGATCTACGCAGAGTGGACCGGGCGCCGCATCAAGCGCACATCGGCTCTGCCGGCGCGGGGCGGCGGAGACCAGCGCCTGATCGAGATGGTCACGGGCGACGATATCGAGACGCTGGCCAGGGCTTTTGCTTTGCGCGGCTGGGATGCGGAGACGCAGCGCAACTTCGTCCGCCGCCAACTCGGCGGCCGCGAACAGATTCGCACGCGGGCCGATTTCTGGCGGGTCTTTAGCGGCGTGCGCGCGATGAACCGGCGCGATGGAATCTATCCCCGCTAATCGAGGCAGGCCGCTTGCGCCGGTCAAGCCGGGCCACTTCCGGCAGCTCGTCTATCGCGAGCGGCGGCGCTATCTACTCGAAAGCGATCTGCTGCTCGTCCGTCGCAGCAAGCTCGCCCGCATTCTGCGCGATCTGATCGATGAGGCGCCAGCGGCAAAGGCCAACGCGACGCGCTACCTCCAGTCGCTCGGAATTCCACACCTCCTATTCCGCCGCCGGCAAAGGCCGGTGCCACAGCGACTTACAAAACCGCAAAAAATGTTTTAGCCGGTTTACTTTTTTTTGTCTTGGCGCCCGCGCTGTGGGCTAGAATGACCCGGCTCATGGGCGAAGCCTTCGGAGCGGCCAAATTGGTCGAGAGCTTCGGGGGCCTGGGAGTGTTGGCACTTGGCGTGTTTCTGCTGTGGCGTCTCGCGGACAAGTGGGCCTCCCAGTTCCTGGAGGTCCAAAAATCGCAAGCCGCGGCGATGTCGGAGCTAGCCACGGCCGTGCGGGATACGCTCGGCGATCAGCACGAGTTGCTGCTCGCCGTGCGCGTGCAAGCGATGAAGCTCGAGGAAATCAAGGGCTGGATGAAGGACCTGGATGAGCATGTGCGAGGGATGCTGGGATGAGCCAGAGCGAGATCGAGAAGGCGCGGCATGCCAACGAGCGCGGCGAAATTCTGAGGGCGCTGAAGCAGGATTTCACGTCGGAGATGACGTCTGTGCGGAATCTGCGGGGGGCGCTCGATCTACTGCGCATGCCGATGTCGATCGAGGCCCTGGAGTTTCACTTGAATTATCTCGCCGCACAGGGCTATATCGACATCTGGCGCGCGCGCGACCTGCCCCGCCGTCGCGACCGCCAGGAGTCGGGCTGGGTGGCGCCCGACACGATCCTGTTCGCCAAATTGCGGCCCAAAGGGCTGCAACTGATCGACGGCCAGACGGCTGAAGATCCGCTGGTTTCGTTTTAGTTAGTGCATGCATGCGCATCGTGCATCGATCGACGGATTCGCTGAGCGAAGAGGCACGCCGGACTATGATCGAGGGCTTCCGGCAAAAACTCACCGCCCGCATGATCGCCTGGCGCATAGCCCAGGCGACGGGCGAAAAGGTGGCGGAGCGCACCATATCGCGGCGCATGGCGGAATGGTATTCCGAGCAGGCCCGCCGGCAGGCGGCGAAGGAGCAGATGCTGGCGATTATGGATGCCGCCGACGCCGGCAACCACGATGCGGCGGCCATGATTCGCGCGCTTGCCATGGATCAGATGATGAGCGACCCGCAGGCCCTCACGGCCGAACCCCTGCGGCTTTCGAGCCAGGCGCTGCGCGCCGAAGAGCTGCGGCTGAAGCGGGAGGAGATGGAAATCCGGCGCCGGGCTATTGAGCTCGATGAGAAAAAATTCGCGGCCATGCAGGAAAAGCAGCGGCAGGTTGAGGCCGCGCTCGCGGCCGAGGAAGAGAAAGCATGCGCCGGCGGCCAGGTGACCGCCGAGGACCTGCGCAAGATCCGCGAGCTGTACGGCCTGCAAGGCTGAAACGGAAGCTCCGATGAATGTTTTTACCGAGATCCGGCTGCTGCTGAAGCTGCGGCCGATTCTGGAAAGGATGGGAACACTGATGACGATGAAACTGACGACCAACGTCGTGCTGCAGCTTTTCGCCGGCGTCGCCCAAGCGTTGAACGTGGTGCAGAACGCGCTGCCGGCGGAGGGGAAATTCTGGGTGGCCACCGGGCTGGCGGTGATCCAGGTGGCCATCTCGGTGATCAGCCACCTGAGCACGCCGAGCGGACAGCCGGTGCCTCCGTCGAATTAAGTGCAGCCTGCCGTCCCACTGCTGGCCTGGCAGAAGCGGTACGTCGAGGATGCGTCCCGCTGGAAGCTGCTGGTGAAGTCCGTGCAGACCGGCGGCAGCTTCGCCTCGACGCTCGAGTGCGTGCTCGACTGCCTGGAGCGTCCCACGCTGTGGATCATGCTATCCGCCTCGGACCGGCAGTCGAAGGAGCTGATGGAAAAAGTGGGCCAGCACAGTTCGGGCGCCGGCGTCGTGATCGATTCGGGATTCTTCGCGGGAACCAGCATCACGCAGCACGAGGCGCGGTTCCCCAACCGGTCGCGCATTATCTCACTGCCCGCGAATCCGGACACGGCTCGCGGTTTCGCCGGCAACGTCCTGCTCGACGAATTCGCCATGCACCGGGATGCCCGCTCGATCTGGGCCGCCATGGTCGGCCGGGCCACGCGCGGATACAGAGTCCGCGTGCTCTCGTCGTTCAAGGGCACAGCGAACAAGTTTTATGAGCTCGCGAAAGACTGCGGCCTGCACCTCGGGGTCGCTCCCGAGCCGAACCCCACACGCAGGGGCGTCTGGAGCGGCCACTGGGTTGATATCTACGCGGCCAAAGCGCAGGGGCTTGACGTCGATATCGACGAGATCCGCGAGGCGGTCGCCGACGAGGAGATCTTCGCGCAGGAGTATTGCTGTGTGCCCATGTCGAGCGCCGAGGAGTTCATCCCGCTCGATCTCGTGCTGGGCTGCGAATCCGAAGAGGCCTCGCTGGCTTTCGACTTCATCCCGCGCCCCGGGCTGTTCGCCGGCATGGATATCGGCCGCACCAAGGACCTCTCGGTGATCTGGATCGCCGAGCGCCGCGGCGAAATGCTCGTAACGCGGGGCGTGATCACCCTCGACCGCATGCCGTTCGCGCAACAGGCCGATGTCGCGCGAAGCGTAGTTCCGCTTTGCGAGCGGTTTCTTATCGACGCCGGCGGCATCGGCGCGATGCTCGCTGAGACTCTTCACAACCAGTGGCCATGGATCGTTGGGCCGGTGCAGTTTACGGCGCCGATCAAGGAGCGCCTCGCGGTCGAGGCGAAACGGCAGATCGAGGAGCGGGCGCTCGCCATTCCGGAGTCCCGCGCGATCCGGCGGGCGATCCAAAGCGTAAAGCGCACCGTAACGCCTACCGGCAATATGCGATTCGACGCAGCGCGCACCGACAAGGGACATGCGGATGAATTCTGGGCGCTGGCGCTGGCGATCTCGGCCGCCGGCGGCAAGAGCTATGTGCCGGCCGCCGATTGCGATTTCGCCAGCCGCACGGTTGCCGCCGGACTGATGGAGGCTGCATTTTGAGCCGCGCCCTCGACGACCTCGACGCCCGGTTTCGGCCTCTCGCGATAGCGCTGATCGCGCGCTGCTGCGAGGCCGGCGTACCGGTGATGATCATCGAGACGCGGCGCACCGCGGAGGAGCAGCGGCGCAAGATCGCCCAGGGCGTCTCGTGGGTCGAGCACTCGAAGCACGAGGATGGTCTGGCGATCGACATCTGTCCGTACCAGACCTACCAAATCTGGGGCGCGGCAAAGCTCGACTGGAATGCCGGCGATCCGGTATGGCAGACCGTTGGCCGCATCGGCGAGGCGCTGGGGCTGCGCTGGGGCGGCCGATGGAAGCAGCGCGATATGGGACATTTCGAGATGGCCGATGCGGCCCGGCAGGTGGAGACATGAGCGGCCTGCTCACGCGCCTGGCTGAGGCCTGGGCCGCGGCCTGGGGGCCGCCCGCGGCGCAGGCCGCCGTCTCGGCGGAGCCAGCCGCGCGGCCTGAGCCCGCAGAGATCGGCGTCACGGGAACGCCGATCTTTTCTGGATTCCTGCGGGACCTCGGCGAATACAATCCGGACCTGGTTGGGCTTTCGGCTTACCGCGTCTACGAGCAGATGCGGCGCAGCGATGCGCAGGTAGCAGCGACTGTGTACGCCATGAAGTTGGCGATCCGCGGCGCAGAGTGGGCGGTAGCGCCGCCCGAAAACGCTTCGCCGAAAGAAACAGAAGCCGCTGATTTTGTCCGCTCCTGTCTATTCGAATCGATCGATTTCGACGCCGCGATCGAGAATGCGCTGCTGATGTTGGATTTCGGGGCGTCGGCCCATGAGGACGTCTACGCAGTCGACGGCGACCGCGTGCGCCTCAAAAAGCTCGCTCCGCGCCTTCCGCTGACTTTCTATCGCTGGCTTACCGAGCCCGACGGCGAGACTCTCGCCGCGCTGCAACAGTACGGCTATCGCGGGAGTCAGTTCGTGATCGCTACGGTGCCGGCGAACAAAATCGCCCTATTTACGCATCAGCAGGAGGGGGCGAATTTCGCTGGCCGCAGCGTCATGCGGCCGATGTACCAGCACTGGTACATCAAATCGAATCTGTACAAGATCGATGCGATCGCGCAAGAACGAAACGGCATGGGAATCCCGTGGATTTCCATGGGGCCCGACGTGAAAAAAGAAGACCGGGACACGGCGATCAAGTGGCTGCAGCAGCTATCGGTGCACGAAAAAGCCGCGATCTTGTTGCCGGCCGAGTGGAAGTTCGGGCTCCAAGGCGTGCAGGGATTGCTGGTGAACCCAAAGGAATCGATTGCGCATCACAACATGCAGATCTCGATGGCCGGGCTGTCGCAGTTCATGCTGCTCGGCCAAGGCGCATCGCGCGGGGGCAACCGGTCGCTGGGCGAGACGCAGAGCGATTTTTTCTATCTCAGCCTGCAGGCTGTGGCTAAGCGCATCGAGCGGACATTTACCCTCTCGACCGTGCGGCGGATCGTCGACTTCAACTTTGCCGGCATCGAGGATGGACGTTACCCCGCGCTCAAAGCGCAGAAGCTTCTCAGTCTGCGCTTCGAGGCGGTCGTGGACGCGCTCTCGAAGCTGGCCAACGCCAACGTGGGCGCCATCGTGCCCGACGAGGACCTCCAGGCCTGGTTGCGCAAAGACATGGGCGCGCCCGAAGCGAACCGGGCCAAGCTGCTCCCGCGGCCCGGCGGCGGCGGCATTTCGCTGCCGCCTGGTCCGCCAGAGGCGCCCGGCGGCCGCGCTCCGGCCGCCGCTGGGGCGTCCGGAACCGGGGGGGCGGGAACTCCCCCTCCCCCTCCCCCGGAATCGCCCCACGGGCCGGAAAACCCCGCCAGCGGTGATTCCAATCCGCCGGCCAGAGCCGAGGCCGGGGAGGAAGGAGGTGGCGCGAAGCTCCAGAGACAGGGGGCGGCGGCCGGCGTCCCCGGCCGCCGCCCATCCCTGGGCGGTGCGCCGATCCGCTTGACCTTCGCCGATGCCCCGGTCAGCCGCGCTCCCGTGGGGGCGGAAGTTTTCCTGGCGCTCGCTGAGATCACATCCCAGCTCGACCGCGGCAGGGATGAAATCGCGGCCGCCCTCCGCCGGGCCCGCCCGCGCGTGCAGGCGGAAATTATCCACAAGCTGGTCGGCGCGCCCGTCCGCACGATGCATCGCGTCAGCGTGGCGCCCGACCAGAAGCTGCTCGACGAAATCGAGTCCGTGCTGCACACGGTCTACCAGTTCGGATTCGAGCAGGTGGGGCAGGAGCGGGACCGGCAGCGCGCCGGAAAGCCGCCGGAGAGCGCCTCGCAAATCCGGGCCGCCGATAAGCGCGACCCGCTCGGTCTATATGCCGATGCCGCGGTCGCCGAATTCACAAACAACCTGACGCAGCGCGCGACCAACGTGACGCTCGATCTCAAGCGCAAGGCCGATCTCACTACCGGCGAAATCATTCAGCAGGCGGGCCAAACGCTCGATGAGCAGAGCGACAGATGGATCGACGCCGTCGGATCGAAGGCCGCCAACAACGCATTCGCCGATGGGCGCAGCGATGCATATGAGCAATACAAAGATGAGATCGAGCGGGTGATCTATTCGGCCCTGCTCGACATCAACACCTGCGAGGCTTGCGCCGATGCGGACGGCCAGGAGGGCGAAACCGAAGATGACGTTCCGGATGTGCCTAACCCCGATTGCGACGGCGGCGACCGGTGCCGCTGCGTGCACGTCTACGTCTTCAGCGATGAGGGGCAGGCGGCGGGAGGGCCGGACAAATTCGTTGGATACTCCGACGATGAGCCGCGCGATGACGCCGGCCGGTGGACGACGGGCGGCGCAAGCGGCGCGAAGGAAAAAGAACAACGAGCGCTTACGCGCGAGCAGCGGGCGAAGCTGACCTACAAGCCGTCGACGCGCGAGAAGCAGGCGCTCGCCGACAAGAGCGAGCAGGAATTAAGCCGCGCGCTCGGCATGGAGCGCACCGCGGACAACAGCCCTTTCGATTTGCAGACGGGCGCTGTGGGCGTCGAGGTGAAGACGCTCACCGACAACAAAAACAGCAAAATCACCATGCACCCGGAAAGCCTGGCGCGTAAGGTCGAAACGGCGAAATCGCTCGGGCTGCGCACCTACACCGTGGTCGTCGACCGGCGCGCAAGTTCTCCGCGCTATTACGCAGCCAAGGGCCTCGGCAGCTTCCGGATCACGTCCATGCAGCAGTTCGGCTCGATCAGCGAGCTGAGGAGCTTTATCCGATGAGCTGGGAACTGGCGAATGAAGAAAAGTCCCTCGGGCAGTTCGCCTCGAATCGCGGCTATGCCGATTTGATCGCGGCGGCCAAGGGCAAGCCAGCGCTTGAAGAACTTTTCGACCAGGGCATCAGCCGGGATGTCGCATCCTGCATCGCCGAGCTCGAGGCGATCTCGGGCGACGAATCCGTGCGAAGTACGGCCGCGCGCCTTGCCGCGCTAATGCGCGGCCAGGCGGTGGCCGTGATCACAGACGGCTTGACGGAGGAGCCATGAGCAAGACCAAGACCGAGGATGGCCACGAATACACGGCCGGCGCCTACGCCTACGTGGGCGATCCGGAGGACCCATCGACGTGGAAATTACGGATCGAGGAGACGCCGGGGAAGGTCACGGCAGCGCAGTTGGGGCGGGCGGCGGCAGCGTTTTCCCCCGGCGGATTTCGCGGCCGGCGAGTAGAGATCCCCGAGGCCGACGTGGCGAAGACGAAAGCGAAGATTCGCTCCCACTACCATGCGCTCGGAGTGAAGGATGAAGACATACCGGATTCCGTAAAGGCCAGCGAGGCCAGCGGGCCGCAGTTGCTCGTGAGTCTCGCCTCGATCACGCTCTCGCAGGCTGCGCAGCTTACGCGGATTCCCATCGCGATGCTCGGCAAATGGATCAAGGGCGGGGTCCGGTTTTCGATCACGCGTGACGACATTCGGCGGCTGGTGGAAAACTTCCGTAAGCGCAAAGCCGACACGGTGATCGATTATGAGCACGCAAGCGAATTCCCTGAGGTTGCGCAAGGCAATCCGATTCCGGCGGCCGGCTGGCTGCGCGAGATCGACGATGAGCCGGATTCGCGCGGCGTGCTGTGGGGCCAGGCGGAATTCACGCAGCGCGCGCGCGATCTGATCGCGGCCCGCGAGTACAAGTATCTTTCGCCCGCCATCAACTGGGCGGCGCGCGACAAAGAGACCGGCGAGCAGCAGGGCGCCACGCTTACGAGCGTGGCTCTGGTGAACCGCCCGTTTCTGGAAGCTATGCCAGCGATTCACCTCTCCGAGGCGGGCTGGCAATTTCACACAGAGGAGGACGAAGGTATGGGTGCAACGCACGTAAAGCTCGCCGACGGGGAAAAGGGAAAACTGCTCGTGACCTGCGGCGAGTGCGGAAAGCAGACGATGGCCGATATGCCCGAGGGCGCGATGTTCGGCGCCGACGGCAGAATCGTGAGGCTGTCGGATGTGAAGCGCGACGAAAAGGGGCGATACAACTTTTCGTCGCTTGCAGAGTTGCCGGCCGGCGCGATGATCGCGGGCGAGGTGCTGTACGCGATGGATGCGCAGCGGGAGCTCGACGAGGCCGTCAAGGCCGGCAAAATTACTCCGGCGCAGCGGCCGCATTTCGAGAAGCTGGCGCTTGGCGACCTGGCGGGATTCCGCGAGATCGTCAAGACGCTTCCGGTGCAAGTGGAGACCGGAGAGCGGGGCATTGGGGCCGCGATCGAGGACCCGAACGATCCCAATATTCCCGAGCACCTGCGGGGCAGGCGCGAAACCTTCGCCGAGATCGACGCGAAGCTCCAGCGCCTAATCACCGATAAGGCGAAGGAAAACCCGAAGCTCGACCGGAAGGAAGTGGTCCGGCTGGTGGCGAGCGAGCACGCTGATTTGTTCGCTCGGCATCGCGAGCTGGTGGCGAAAGGAGGACATCGATAGATGCCTGGCGCAAGTTACATACTGGATAAAAGCTTCAAGATCGAAGATGCCGCCGGCGTGGGCCAGTTCCTGGCGGTCGTTATCGGCGCGAACGATGGCGGCTGCAAGAAGCCGGCCGGGGCGAATGCATCGGGATTTGTCGGCTTCACGCAGGAGTCGCAGACGGTCCAGAACAAGGCCGTGCCCGTGCGGGTGCAGGGCATTTCGCGCGCGGTGGCGAAGGGCTCGATCGCCTATGGCGACCGCGTGCAAATCGCCGACAATACCGGCAAGGTCCAGTCCTGCGAGGCCGCCATAGCCGCGATCCTGCAGAACCCGGCGGCGCTGGTGAACGTGGTCGGCAGGGCGATGGCGACGGCGGCGGACGGGGACATCATTCCGGTGCTGATTCAGGATTACGCCGTCGTAACGCCGGTGAGCTGAAGATTCCGCTTGATCGCCGGCGCTCGCGCCTGGTGAGCGGGCGCCGGCACAGGCGCACACGACGATTCCGCCAGGGACTCCGGCGGGCGGACGCCGGAGATCGTCGCGCCGCAGCAAGGAGGAGAGCGAGGAAAATAAATGGCTGTTGATCTTTCAAAACTGCATATCGACTCCGCGCTTACGTCGCTCAGCGTGGCGTACACCAATGCGGAGTTTGTCGCGAGCCGGGTCTGTCCGGAAGTCCCGGTGCAAAAAAAATCCAACAAATACTTCGTCTACGGCAAAGACCGGTTTCGCCCGAAGGAAGATCTCCGGGCGCCGGGATCGGAGCCCAACGATATCGTGTGGGACTTGTCGTCCGACACCTACTTCTGCGACGGCCATGCGCTGCGTGCTTCGCTGCCGGACGAGTGGGCGGAGAACGAGGATGTACCGATCGACGTGGAGCTCGATGCGGTGACGAACGCCACCGAGAGCATCGACCTGAACCGCGAGATCAACCTCGTCAACACGCTCAAAGCGGGCATGACCGGCTCTGCGACCATCGACCTGAATGCGACGGCGCAGCGGTTTGACGATGACACTAAAGATCCGGTCAAATTCATCGACACGCAGAAGGAGACGGTAGCTAAAGCGATCGGCCGCCGCCCGAACGTGTTGCTGCTCTCGCGGCCTTCGTTCCGGGGATTGCGGAACAACGCCAAGGTCGTCAGCCGCGTGACAGGCGCCCCGCAGCTTGCGCCGAATACGATGATCACGGTCGAGCAGTTGCGTCAACTGCTCGAGGTTGATGAGCTGATCGTAGCCGATGCGGCCTATCTGACGTCGCATGAAGGCCAGGCCGACGCGCTCGATTTTATCTGGGGCAAGCTGGCGCTGTTGTTTTACCGGCCCCCCTCGCCGGGACTGCGCACGCCGGCGCTCGGCTATCACTTCATGTGGGACGTGGTGAAGGATCGCACCGGCGTCTCGGCGCCGGCCGCGATTCAGGGAGCGGTGGCGGGACGGATCGTCAAGCGCTACCGCATGGAATCCCGAAGCGCGGACATCATCGAGGTCCACAATTATTACGACCAGAAAATTGTGGCCGCCGGCGCCGGCGTTCTCTTCACCAACGCCGTCTCCTAGCGCGCGATGCCGCCGGTGCTCAATTCGGTTTCGCCGGCCTCAGGCCCTCCTGGCGCGGCGATGGTCCTGCTGGGCAGCGGGTTCGACCCCGCTGCCCAGGTGGGATGTCCGGCGCTCGTGCCTACTACTTTCGTGAGCTCGTCGGAACTGCGCTGCACGGTGCCCGATATGGAAGGCCAGCCGGGACAATCGATCGTCGTATCCGTATACGTGCAGAATGCGGACGGCTCGCAGAGCGGAACGCTGCCGTTCACCGTTCAATTCCCGCTGCTCGCGCAATCGTTCACCACGGTGGCGAAGGTCGCCGCGCAGGTCCCCGGGTTCAAGCGCGGCGGCCGCATCGGCGATGACACGATCCAGGAATGGATCGCGCAAATCGCGGGATCGATCCGCGCCGTATTTGTGCGCAGGGGATTGTCGCTCTCGCCCTCGGATTGGGCTGAGCCGGACCCGGCATCGGCCTTCACGCCCGGCGCAGTGCTCGACCTGATCAATTGCCTAGGGGCCGCGGCGCAGCTCGCCGCGGCGATTGCGGCTGATTTCACATCCGGCGAATGGGGGCTCTCGAAGCGCCTCGATGCTCGCTACCAGGCCGAGATGAAAACGCTGGAGGATGGCGGCTATGACAAGCTGTTCAGTCCCTCGGTCGCGGTGACCGAGGAAATCGGCCCGCAGTTCGCTGCGGGCGATGTGACCAACGACGAAGGCGAGCCGGACAACGCCTTCGGGAAGGACCAGGTGTTCTGATGATCGCCATAGTGGGATGGATCGGCCTCGGCGCCGGCGCGGCCGCAGCGGCCATTGTGGGTTGGCTCGTGTGGCAGCTCAAAAAAAACATTGAGGGGCGATAGTGTTCCGATTCCGCCTCGAGGTCGCCGGCACGGTGGAAATGGATCGCGGCATCGCGCGCTTCGCCGATGGCGTCTCCGACTACCGTCCGATCTGGCCGGTGATTGAGGACGATTTCTACGCGCAGATGAAGGCTCAGTTCGCCAGCGAGGGGGCGGAAGGCGGCGAAAGGTGGCAGCCGCTCTCGCCCGAATACGCGGGCTGGAAGCAGGCGCATTACCCCGGAAAGCCGATCCTCGAGCGCACGGGCAATCTACTACGGTCACTGACCTCGGGCGCCGACCCGAATGCCGTGAAGGTCGAGGACCCCCAGGCGCTGACGCTCGGCAGCAAGATACCGTACGCCATCTACCACCAGACCGGGACAAGTAAGATGCCTGCGCGGCCCGAGATCAAGCTGCCGGAGCCCTTCAAGCGGTCGGTGATGCACCACATACAGGTCTACCTCGTGCAGATCGCGACGCAGTCCGGATTCCGACAGGGGCTCACGCCCCTGACCGCCGCGAAGCTCGGCGCGATATTCGGGGTGGGCATTCCCCCGCGCGGCGCGTCGCCGAGGTTCATCGGCGGGGAGTTGAGGTTTTGATCCGATGCGGAGAATGTTTAGCGCGTGTTGGGCGGCCGCCGCGCTCGCGGCCATGACGGCGGCCACAGAGGCGCGCCCGCGGGTTTCTCTGCGCTGCGGCGACTGCGTGGAATTGATGCTGTCGATTCCGGATGCGACCGTGGATATGGTGCTGTGCGATCCGCCCTACGGCGTGACGAATCTCGCATGGGACGTGCGGCTGCCGTGGGATGCGGTGCCGCAGCAATACATGCGCATCGCGAAGCCGGAAGCTGCCATCGTGCTGTTCGCCCAGCAGCCCTATGCTACCGAGCTCATCTCGGCAATGCGCAGATGGTTCCGCTACGAGTGGATCTGGGATAAGGTCGCCGTAACTGGATTCCTTGCGGCTCGCCACCGCCCGCTGCGCGCGCACGAGAACATTCTAGTGTTCTACCGCTCCCGGGCCCTTTATCAGCCGCAGGGCATGGTGCGGCTGCCGCGCCCGAGATTGGTCCGCACTGCGACTGCGATCTACGGAAAGAATGGCGGGCGGCAGGCATTCCAGGAGTTTACTGGCCTCCCGCGGTCCATTCTGCGCTTCCCCGCGGGGCGCATGGGTGTTCCCTGCGAGAAGCCAGTAGCGCTGCTGGAGTATTTGATTCGCACTTACACCAGGCCCGGCGCAGTGGTCCTCGATCACGCAATGGGGTCCGGCAGCGCGGGCGTGGCGGCGGTGCGGACGGGACGGGCGTTTATCGGCTTCGAGATCGACCGGAAGAGGTTCGCCCTGGCGGCGCGGAGAATTCGCGAAGCGCAGCAGGAGGACCGCGCATGAGCGCGCGGCGCCGTCATGGCTAAATTCGTGGGCGCCATCGTCGATGCGGCTCTGGCGATTCTGCAGGCGCGAACGCCCGCAGCGCTGGCGGCGCTTACCCCGCCGCGCGATCCGTTCGCCGATTACGGCCGGCTTTTCACCGGCTCGGTGCAAAATTTTCCCGCCGTGTGGGTGATGCCTCTGCGCACGACCTTCGATCCGGACCAACAGGAAATGCGGCACCAGGCGCACGAGATCAAGATCATCTGCGCAGTTGCGGCCGGCGAGCCTGACGAGCTGGCCGCCGCCGCCGCCGCGTATCTCGCCGCGATCGACGCAGCAATCTACGCGAGCGATCCAGAGGATTGGGCCGCGGCTCTCGGGCCGGACGGCCAGGTGCAGCGCGTCTTTATCCGGGCGCATGATTACGGCCCGGTGTTTGAGGGCCGCGGCATGCTCGCTAGATTCCCCGAGATCGACTTGATTGTCGAGGCGGAGGAGATGTGATGGATACCGCGAAATACCGGGTCACGCTGCGCATTGACATCGATGGCGCAGTTTACGAGTACGGCCAGGTGGCCGATCTTACTTTAGAGCAGGCGAGGCGCTACGCACACGCGCTGATCGCCATCGAGGAAAGGCATAAGGAGGAGGTAGATGGCAGGAACGCCGAAGTCTCTTGATGTTGCTCAAATTCAACAGGGGCCGGGTGACCTATGGTTCATCGGTCAGGCCCCCACCGATGCCTCGCCGCGTCTGACGCTGGCGCCGGACGGCACGCCCGATTCGACGGCGCACCCCGGGTCGATTCATCTGGGCGCCGCCTCGGGCCCCATCGTGGTGGCGGTGACGCCCAAAATTCAACCGATCGAGCTTGACCAGTTCGACGCCCCGGTGGATTACTTCGTCGAGGCGATGGACATGACGATCGAAGCGGAACTGGCGCAGTCTTCGGCCGCCAACTTTCAGCGCGCTATCGGCGTGGCGACTGAATCAAACGCTGCCGGCTACGACCAGATCACCGTCGGCGGCATCAACGTCGTTCCGGTGGGCTGCTATGCCGCGATTACGCCGAAAAAAGCAGACGCGACGAAATACTGGGTCTCCGTGATCTTTCGAGCCGTAGCGATGGTCTCTCCGCCGCTGCTGACGATCACGCGGAAGAAGCCAAGTTTCTACAAGGTAAAGTTCTCGGCGACCTACGACTTCACGCGGTCGCCGGGAAAGGCTGTCGGCATCGTGTACGAAACGGTGTAGGCCGATGCCGACAGCTTCGCAGTGGCGCGCGCTGGCGCGCAAGGCCGCACTAGCGGGCGCGCAGGACCTCGAGCTGCCGAGCGGGATGCGGATTCTCGCACGGCGTCCGGACGTCGTGCAGCTCGCCATGTGGCAGCGGCTGCCAGTATCGCTCGCCGCCGCCGCGGCCGGTGAGACTCCGAAGCAGGAGGCCATGCGCGTGGCCGACGTGGCGGCCGTGTGCAGGCAGATCCTCGAATATTGCTGCGTGCAGCCCCGCATTAGCCTCGATCCGCAGGGGCCCGAGGAGATCCATCCGGCGGATATTCCGGACGAGGACACGGAGTTTATTCTGTCGTGGGCGCTGAGGAGGCAAGAGGCCGAAAGCCTCGCAGCCTTTCGTCGCCGGCGAGCAGATGCAGGCCCTGGTGGCGACAGCGCGATGCTTTCACGCGCGCCCGTCGGCGCTGATGGCGATCGAGGACCCAGTGCTGGCTCTGGCGATTGACCTGGCAGGCGCGGTGGTGGCGCGCGACATGATCGAGGCCGCGCAGCCGGTTGCGCCGGCCGGCCGCATGTTGGTGCTCGGCGAGGAGCCGTGATCGATGCCTTTTGACTCGACAGCGAACCTGCTTTTCACCATCGCCGCGAACACCGATGACGCATCGGAAAACATCCAGCGTTTCCGCACGCTGCTGAGTAAGGACCTGTCCGGCATCGCCGATGAATTCAAAAACTGGTCGAACAGGACGTTTGGGGATCTCACGACCGTCGCCGGCGCGCTGACTGGCGTCACCGCCGCCCTTGCCGCGGGAGCGGTGGCGCTTGGCGCGGCGCTGTTTGAGGCCGCTGAGCATGCCGCGCAGTACGGAGCGCAAATCTTCGAGGCGAGCGAGCGCACCGGGCTCTCGGCGGAGTCGCTCTCTGGCCTGATGGCAATCACAAAAATCACCGGAGAAAATTTCGATTCGCTGTCGATGTCGCTCGGCCGCGCCGGCCGCAACCTGCAGATGGCGATTCAGAATCCCGCGGGCCAGGCTGGCGCGGTCCTCACGCGCGTGATGGGCAGCACGCAGGCGCTCACCGACCTGGGGCTGAAGCCGATGGATGAGCGGCTCCAGATCGTCCTCCAGCGAGTTTTCGCGCTCAATGACACGGGCGAGCGCAATCTCGCGCTTCAGGCCCTGCTTGGCCGCGGGTGGATGACCAACATCGAGACGCTGAAGATGCTGGCCGAGGAGGGATACGGGCCGGCGATCGAGCAGGCGAAAACGCTGGGTCTCTATTTCAATCAGCAGGCCGCCCAGGACGCGAAAGCATTCGAGATCGCGATGAAATCGCTCACCGCGTCGCTCACCGCGGTCAGCCGCGAGGTCGGCAGCGTATTAATCCCGCGCATCAAAGACGCAATCCTCGGGTTCGGCGCGTGGTTTCAGCTTCTGCGCGAGAGCCCGGTCTCCGCATTTGCCAAAGCGCTGGGCGAGATGGCGCTCGATGTGGAGAAAGTGGCGACCTTCGGGTTGGCCAACGTCGAGGTGATGCGGAAGGAGATCGAGCAGCGCACTGGCTTCACCAAGATCCTGGAAGATCAGCGCAAGCTGATTGCCTCCCTCACTGAAGAGATGGATAAGACCGGCGGGATGCTGCCCGACGCCGGCAAGCTGCAAGACTACACCGCGCTGAGCGATTTGGTCATGCAGTTGACCGGCCGCATCGCGGCCCTCGGAACCGCGGAGAACAAGATCGCGTTCGAGACGATCCGCCTCACGGCCGAGAGCGACAAGGCCGCGCAAAAATT